GATGAGATTGGATACCTGCCGTTTGGGCGAGAAGAAGCAAACCTGTTTTTCAATGTGATTGCCAAGCGTTATGAGCATGGCAGTGTCATATTGACGAGTAACCTATCATTTGGGCAATGGCCAAGTGCTTTTGCTGATGACGCAACATTAACTGCCGCTATGCTTGATCGTTTACTTCATCATTCGCATGTACTGCAATTAAGCGGTGAAAGCTACCGATTGAAAGATAAGCGGCGCTCAGGAGCAATAACTGAGTAAAATAGTGGATCAATTTTGATTGATCGGATTTAGATAAAAAGTGGATCAGTTTTCGGTGATCGTTGACACTCTCATTCCAGCAGGCATCCTAATGTTAAATCTATCCATTTCTTGGCTTGGGTATTTCTTTGTCATTAGTCAACCCTATAATTGTTCTTTGGAAAAAATATAAATGATTAGTTCATTTGGATTTCTTTTTTTAACTTCTCAATCATATCTTCAAGCATACTAATTCTATTTTCAAAATCATCTTTATTTTCAGATAACTGCTGGTTCTCTTTAGATAAAGAATCTTCAAGGCGCTTCACGATTTCTGAGTTTAATGAACGGGTATTTCTTCTCGCTTCTTCATGTAAGCGATCTTTTAATTCGGTAGTCATTCTTACGCCAAATGGTGCTATATCTCCTATTTTCATATGTTTAATTATATGTAAAGAGTTTTAATTGAAAATAAGTACTAAAAAAATTATTAAGAATGTTCGAAACTATTAATTTAAGAAGCATCTAAGGGATTACTATTTTTCGAGATTATTTTTCAGTGTTTGGATTTGATTCTCTAGCGCTATAATGCGATTAGTTAAATCAGAGATAGTCAATTCTTGAACATTTTTGTTTTGTTTCACCCAAGCTTCTATCGCGGCAACCATTTCCTGATTGGCCGATCTCCCATTAACGTTAGCTAACTCATTAATTCTATTTTTTAGCTCCACAGGTAATCTTAAATTAACCTGTGGGTTTTTGTATTTTCTTTCTGACATATTCTAATCCGTAAGTTTTATTTACAGAATATGTGGGTATCTATTGACTATCAATACGTACCTATTTAATATGTATGCATACCACATACAAAAAGGAGAAAACATGAAAGTATCAAAACCTTCATCTGTTCGTTTCCCTGACGAGATAGAAACCTTGTTAAGGAAGTTAGCGAATAAGAGTGATAGGTCTTACAGCAAGGAGATAGTAAGTCGGGTGCGCCGCACTTTAAAAGAAGATGGTTTAATTAATGCATAAAAAACAGCAAAACCCCAACTGGACGAGCAGTCAGGGTTTCTAAATTGTCAATCATAAGCAAAGAGATTAACAGTATGAATATACCAAATAAAAATCTTCCTGTCATTGCAGGAATTGAAATTACCAAAGACTCAGAAGATCGTTTCAACCTGAACGCATTACACAAAGCGAGTGGTGGTGACAATGCAAAGCGACCCTCTCTATGGTTACAAAACAAACAAACTAAAGAATTAATTGCAGAATTAGAAGCTAACTTATTGAAAAACAACCAAAGCAGAAATTCTTGCTCTGCTTATAAAGTGGTCAATACCGTTAATGGCGGTTCATCACCAGGTACATTTGCTCATGAACTTTTAGCGATAGAGTATGCTGGCTGGATTTCGCCAAAATTTAGATTAACAGTTAACCAAACATTCTTAGATTTTAAAGCGGGTAAATTAGCGCCTGTTGTGATAGACCCTATGGTTGCATTAAATGATCCGGCTGTAATGAGAGGCTTGTTGCTAAATTATAGTGAAAAAATCCTTGATCGTGACCATCAAATAGCAGAAATGAAGCCCGATGTAGCCGCCTTAGAGCGCATAGCTAAGTCAGATGGTGCTATGTGTGTGACTGATACAGCCAAGCAACTACAAATACGTCCCAAAGCGCTGTTTGATTTCTTAAGTGAAAATAAATGGATTTACAGACGATTAGGCAGCCCGTGGATTGGTTATCAGGACAAGATTCAACAGGGGCTGATTGAGCATAAAGTGACAACGATTACTCGAACTGATGGCATTAATGAAACAAAAACACAGGTTCGTATCACACCAAAAGGGATTGCTAAATTGGCAAAACTGTTAAGCGTGGAGGTGGCAGCATGAATAACGCTCTCTCTACGCTAACTTTTCAGAATTTTACCTTTAATCCTGTTGTTGATAGTGGTCAAATTTGGCTTACGTCTACTGAGCTTGCACAAGCATTGGGTTATAGCAGAACAGATAATGTCAGTCGGGTTTATTCGCGTAATGCAGATGAATTTACTGATTCAATGACAATGACCGTCAATATGACGGTCGTTAGAAAAACAGGTGAAATTGATATGTTGGTGCGGTTATTTTCACTTCGAGGTGCTCATTTGATTGCGATGTTTGCAACGACTCCAATAGCCAAACTATTTCGTAAATGGGTACTAGACATTTTGGATAGAGAACTTGATGGAAGTAATTTGGATGAGCATTTGCTGTTTAGAAATATCACAACAGCATTTACTCACATTAGCAGCATTAGGACGATATGGAATCAATCTCTTTCTCCATCATTGAGAAGATTAAATACAAAAATAGATGCGGAGTTAACAGGAAGATTAGCAGATCTACATGGTTCGGTGTTTAGTTCTTTAAGACACCTTGAAATGCATTCAACGGTAAAATTGATAAATTAATTTTATTAAAAAACAAAAAAGTCACTTAATCGTGGCTTTTTTTATTTATGGAGTCAAGTTAATGGATGAATTTAGATGGCGAACCCAGATACAAGACAGCCCAACGGGCGAGTTCAGGCATCGAATCAAAGAAGTGGAATTTGGTGATGGCTACAAGCAGGTGTCTGCCGATGGGATCCATCCCGAATCGCAATCCTGGCCTTTCTCTTATTTAGGCAAAAAAGCCGAAGTGATGCCTATCTTTGATTTTATTCGCCAACACACTATAAAGTCTTTTATCTGGATTCCCCCTTTTGGTGTTAAGGGAGTGTATCGGGTTAAAGTCGATTCGATCAAGATGACTCCGGTTGCGCGTGATGTCATGAAAATATCAGCCACGTTTGAGGAGGCTTTCTCAGCATGATAATCCATTCAGATGTGCAAAAATTAGAACCGGGTGAAAAAATTCAGTTGGTGGAAGTAGATGGCAGTGCATTTGGTGGCCCGGTTTTGCGTTTTCATGCTTACAACCTTCGTTACACCCCCGAGGAAATTGAAAAGGCAGAAGATAAATTAAAACCGAAGCCTATCTGGTGGCAAGGTAACGAATATGGCGCATGGCCTTATGAAATTTCGGGTTTATCAAAAAGTAGTGAAGGCAGCCAAGCCAGACCGATACTGAAAGTGGGTAATATTGATAGTCTGATATCATCACTGTGCCTGGAATTTGATGATATGGTTCAGGCAAAAGTAACCATTTATGAGACTTTTTCGCATTATCTGGATAGCAAAAATTTTCCTGATAATAATCCTACTGAGAATCCTGATGAATGCTTTAAGCAAGTATTTTATGTTGACCGAAAAAGTCATGAAGAAGCGGGGGGAATTATTCAGTTTGAACTGGCTTGCCCGTTTGATTTACAAGGCGTTATGTTGCCAGTACGTCAAATTCATCATCTCTGTTACTGGTGCATGCGGGGTTGGTATCGTTCAGGGAATGGGTGCGCCTATAATGGTAAACGCTATTTTGATGAGAAAGGCAATTCGGTGGATGACCCCGCCTTAGATGTTTGTGGTGGTCTGATGAGCGATTGTAAAAAGCGATTTGGTGAAAATGTGCCCTTGGATTTTGGCGGATTTCCTGCGGCAGGGTTAATACGATGATAACAAAAAGTCTTACCGAAGCAATATTTAATCACGTTAAAAGGGTATTTCCGCAAGAAGCCTGCGGGGTTATTTGCCAAAAGAGCCGTGTGAAACGCTATTTTCCTTGCCGTAATCTTGCTGCAAATCCCACTGAACAATTCGAATTATCACCGGAAGACTATGCCAATGCGGAAGACTGGGGACTGCCTGTTGCTATCGTCCATTCTCATTGTGGCGATGGCGTGACAACACACCCAAGTGAAATAGATAATCTGCAATGCGATGCCAGTGAATTACCGTGGGTAATTGTGTCGTGGCCTGAGGGGGATTTGCGTATAATTCAACCAAGAGGTGAGCGTGAATTAACGGGAAGAACGTTTGTTTTGGGTTACTCCGATTGCTGGACGCTGATTGTTGATTATTTTCGGCAAGAACACGGTATTACATTGAATAATTATAGTGTCACTTATCCATGGTGGGAGCAAGGTGAAAACCGTTATATGGAGAATTTCACCAAAGAAGGTTTTGTTGAAATTAATGGTGTGTCTGAAGTGGGTGATGTGGTCATTATGCAGGTTCAGGCTGATGTCGCCAATCATGCAGGTATTTTGCTGGATAACGGCATGCTACTGCATCATCTGTACGGGCAATTAAGCCGTGTCACGCCCTACAGTGATTACTGGCGTGACCGAACCGTCAAGGTTGTCAGAAGGAAAGAATGGGCATGAGTGAACTGAGAACAGTCAGGTTATATGGAAAACTGGGCACAAAATTTGGCCGCGTCCATCAACTGGCCATTAGCTCCCCAAAAGAAGCCATTAAAGCATTATGTGTGCTTTACTCAGGCTTTGCACGTTATCTGGCTGATGCGCATTTGAGAGGCGTCGAGTTTGCGGTCTTCAAGGGAAAGCATAATATCGGCGAAGATGAGTTTCACCTTGATACAACACAGGATATTCGTATTGCCCCGATAATTAAGGGAAGCAAAAACGGAGGACTGTTCCAAACTATATTAGGGGTAGCCATGATAGGCGCAGCAATGATGTTGGGGCCTGTTGGGTGGGCAGCCTTTGGGGCTGGCGGGTTTATGGGTGGTGCTTTAGCGTTAGGTGGGGCATCAATGGCATTAGGCGGTATAGCACAAATGTTGTCACCGCAACCGCCAGGAGCTTCGGTTCGTCAGGACGCCGATAATAAACCGTCTTATGCGTTTGGTGGTGCAGTGAATACGACGGCACAGGGTAATCCAGTGCCGTTGCTGTATACCTTGGATAGAAAAGAGATAGGTGGGGCAATTATATCCGCGGGGATTTACACCGAAGACCAAAGATAGCATTAATGATGAACTTTGAGTCGCTGAGGCGGCTTTTTTTTGTGGGTGAAATATGACAAATCTTATTTTCGGGGCAAAAGGGGGTGATGGCGGTGGGCATAAACCTGTAGAGTCACCCGATAGCTTGCTATCAGAATCAACCGCAAAATTACTCTTTGCTATCTCTGAGGGAGAAATTGCTGGCGGACTAGATGCTACCCGTATTTTTCTGGATGGTACGCCTATTGGTAATGCTGATGGCAGTAAAAACTTTGAGGGCGTGACGTGGGATTTTCGTCCGGGCAGTGAGCAACAGGAATACATCAAAGGCATTCCGTCAGTTGACAATGAGATTAGCATAAGCAGGGAATTAAAAGATGAAAAACCGTATATCAGGTCGATAAATAATATCCAGCTGTCAGCTATTCGGTTACGTTTCTCTGTACCACAACTTCTAGAACAACACGATAATGGCGATACCTCCGGTTACCGTATTGATTATGCCATTGACCTGTCAGCGGATGGGAGTGGCTACAAAGAAGTGTTGCGTGCTGCCTTTGATGGTAAAACAACCAGCGAATATCAGCGAACGCACCGTATCGATTTGCCTGTAGCCAAAACCGGCTGGCAATTGCGTGTTCGTCGCCTCACTCCTAACAAAAATACGGCGCGCATTGCCGATAAAGTGGTTGTTGCAGCCGTTACTGAGGTGATTGACGCAAAATTAAGATATCCTAATACTGCTTTATTGTTTATCACCTTTGACGCAAGACAATTTAATAATCGCATCCCCAAAGTCAGCTTGCGCCCCAAAGGTGGTTTACTGGTAAAAGTACCCTCAAACTATGACCCTGTAAACCGAACTTATTCGGGTGTCTGGAATGGAACTTTCAAGCTGGCCGCGACGAACAATCCCGCCTGGATTTTTTATGACCTGATTTTAAATAACCGTTACGGTTGTGGAGAACGGATTAATAGCACACAGATAGATAAGTGGGATTTATACCAGATAGCCCAGTATTGCGATGAAAATGTTCCTGACGGTCAGGGTGGTTCAGGTAAAGAGCCTCGTTTTTTATGTGATATTTATATTCAGTCTCAGGAATCGGCTTATCAGGTATTGCGTGATATTGCGGGTATTTTTAGGGGTATGACGTTTTGGGCGGATAATTCTGTCAAAGCGGTGGCTGATATGCCATCGGATATCTTTCGGATTTTCACGCAAGCGAATATCGTCGATGGAAAGGTGACCTATTCAGGCGGTAGTCAGCAAAACCGTTATACGCAGGTACTGGTTTCCTATTCGGATGCCGATAATCACAGTCATGATGCTATTGAGGCGGTCTCTGATAGCAAACTGCAGCGTCGTTATGGTGTGCGTAAAACGGATATTTCGGCGATTGGTTGCACTCGACAATCAGAAGCAAACCGACGCGGACGCTGGATATTATTAACGAATGCTTATGACAGGACGATAACCTTTTCAACTGGGCTGGAAGGTGCTATTCCAACGCCTGGGCAGATTATTGGCGTGGCAGACGCAAATCTTGCTGGCCGTATTATTGGTGGCAGGATTTCATCTGTTGATGAGAGAAAAATTACGCTCGACAGGAAGGCAGATATTAAATCGGGTGACAGACTTATCATTAACTTACCTGATGGAAAATCAGAAGCAAGAACAGTCCAGACGGTTAACGACAATATTATCACTGTAACAGCCCGTTATTCTCAACCCATTGAAAAAAATGCGGTTTGGACAATAGATGCCAACGACCTGGCAATTCAGCTTTATCGCGTAATTAGCATTCAGGACAATGCCGATAATACCTATACCATCACGGGGACTTTCCATAATCCAGATAAATATGAGCATATTGATGCTGGAGCCAGGATTGATAAAAGACCCATTACTGTTATCCCCCCTGGTGTCCAATTACCTCCAAAGAACGTACATATCTCTGCATATACCCATATCAATCAAGGGATTGCTGTTACAACGTTAAGAGTTGACTGGGATGCCACAGAAAATGCGATTGCCTATGAGGCACAATGGCGAAGAGGGAATAATAACTGGGTAAGTATACCTCGAACGTCAACACCGAGTTTTGAAGTTCAAGGGATATATGCCGGACGCTATCAGGTAAGAGTAAGAGCCATAAACTCATCGGATATCTCATCTATCTGGGCGAATGCTCCTGAGACAATACTGAAAGGTAAGGAAGGCGAACCTCCTGCACCTGTTAACTTCAGGGCTTCCACATTGGTATTTGGGATAAAATTAGACTGGGGATTTAACGAAAATACGGAAGACACGTTAAAAACAGAGATTCAGTACAGCGAAACCAATGACGGTGAAGGTTTGATGTTACTGGCTGATATACCTTATCCCTCAAAAAGCCATGAAATGTCAGGGTTGGCCGCAGGGACAGTCTTTTATTTTCGCGCAAGACTGGTTGATAAATCCGGTAACCAGTCACCGTGGACAGAATTTGTGCGGGGTGAGTCAGAATTTGATGCCAGCAGTATCATTAATGAAATTGACAAAAAAATTAATGATACGGAAGCCATTAAGCAGTTAAAAAAAGGAATAGATAGCAGCACAGAAGCCATACTGGAAAACGCGAAGGGACTCAACGGCAATACGCAGTACTTCATGCGTCAAAACGGCAAGATGAAGGCGGAAATCGTCAGGGTTGACAATTATGTGGTAACCGAGACTAAAGCCTTAGCCGAGTCTATCCATCAGGTCAGGGCAACAGCGGATAAGTCATGGGCAGCCGCTCAGAATTCGCTACAAGCTAAGTATGACATGAAAAAAGGTGAGGCTTCTGCAACGTGGAATTCGTTAGTCAAGATTCATTATGACGGTGTGGATTATGACACTGGCCTGGTGATTGGGGCTGAGCTCAAAAACGGCAAAGTAACGACTCAAATTGGCTTTAGTGCTCAAACATTTATCGTTTACAATCCGAGCAATGGCAAGTTAGAGCCAGTTTTTGCTATCAAAAATGGCCAAGTGATTTTTAATGATGCACTAATAAGTAAAGCCACTATTGAAAATATAATAGTTGGAATGGACTTGAGATCTAAAAATTATATTCCTGGGCAACGAGGAACACGAATAGATATGGTTAACGGTAATTTTGAGGTTAATGGTGTGTCATCTACATATCGGACAAGATTAACGAATAAAGGTTTTTATGTTTATTCAGGTAATACTCCAATTATTGAGTTAGGAGAATTTATATGATTGGATTAAGGATAACTAATCCTGATGGTTCATTCTTTTTATTTAATGAATTTACTGCGCCAGCGACTAACATCTGGACGCGAGCAGTATCTGAAGATTATGGAGATATTCTTGAACCAGACGGAGAATGGTTATCTTATAAGTGGACTTGTCCGAATGCTATTCCGGATGGATATAATTTTTATGTTATGCGACATGGGGCAATGGCTGGAATAACATTTACTGATATAGGTGGACGTATGTATGTGTCAGGTACAGAAGAAACATTCTGGCACAATCAGGGATCTGATGGAAAAGTAACTTTAAAAGGACTTAGCAGACTAAGTGGTGACGGAAAGTTTAAAAATAGAATACAAATTATCGCTTATCCTGATTATAAAAAATCATCATTGCCTATAAATTTAGGTTTGCGCATTAAAGGAAATGCAGTTTTTTTAAATGAAATACCTACCACTGGTTATGCTTATGCTTTTTATAAAAAAAAAATAACTATCAATGCCGAATTTATTCCTTCAATGATTTCACCAGATTTAACGATAGATAATGCTATTTATTTTTTTTATACATTAAATAGTAATGCGTATATTAGAACGGATTATGTACAACAAAGCATTTATGACCCAGGTAGACCAGTTCTTATAAGTACAGAAAAAAATGGTAGAGGAAATACTTCAGCAGAATATTATGTTGTGGCATTCAGATTGGCTAAAGGTGGAGAATTGGATACTGGATCTCATGGCTTACGTCTTAGAAACTCCAAAGGTGAAATCACTTTTAATTCAGAATATAATGTATTAACAAGACCTATCATGATAACTGGAACATCAATGTCTACTGGAGAAAAAAGAACAATTGAAAACATCAGAAGACCAATGTATTCGCCAAGCGCAGTAGGTCAATTTTTTTTTCGTACAGATGGAGGATATTTAGAGAATTTAAATATTTGTCATTATGATCAGACAGGTCTTAGTTTGAGTAGATTTAGAGTTATGTATAACTCTGCATACTACGGAGATAATACTACAGCAAGAACTAAAAATTCTATATTAGTATTGGATGCAGAAGATTATTTTAAGTTTTAATCAAAACACTTATTCTATTTATAACGGGAAATAAAAATGATTTATAAAGATGGCACCGTAACTGTCGTGTCAGGCTCTTCTATTGTCAAAGGCACAGGCACAAAATGGAACAGTAATAATCCGTTGGTATCACCTGGCATGTTAATGCTGATTAAAAACGGCGATATTAACTATCCTTACATGATATTAGCCGTTAACAGCGACACTGAATTAACGCTAGCAGATAAGCCGACTTTTAGCGCAACAGACACCACTTACACCATTAATCTCACTGAACCAAATAACAACAGTGATGCAGCAAGAGCACTTGTTGCTGCTAACACATACATCCTCTACTTTCTGCAAAACATGGATACCTGGATGGGGGAAAACGGTGTCGTTGAACTTACGCTACCCAGTGGCAAAACGGTTAAGTTAGAGTCAATCAAGGCACTGCAAGAATTAGTCGAAGGAAAAGCAGACTCAAGTGCTATCGATGAAATCAAGGAAACAGTAAAAGGCAAAGCAGATGCTAAAGATGTTGTAGAAATAAGCGAAAAGTTAGATAAAAAATTTGATAAAACGGGCGGTGAAATTAACGGTAATGTGCAATTAAATGCGGGAAAAATAAATT